GGCCCAGAGACCCAGGGTCCTCCCCCTGGCCGCGGGGTTAGCCGCGGGGACCATCTCGCATGGCGAGCCATCCGATAGGTGCGTGAATTATACCAGCACGCGCGGACGCGTCAAAGCCTTCGTCCGGTCGCTGGCGCGGCCATTTTCCCGCCGTTGTTGCTGCGATGCCCAGCGAACTCCAGTTCCAGCTTCTGGACTTGTGCGCGCAGGCCTTCAAGGTCTGCGAGTAGTCTCCGGTTTTCGGTGTCCATCCGCGACATTCGCTCCTCGGTGATCGGGAGAATGCCGTGCGCCAGCTGCTGCTCTGCGTTCTTGATGCCGTCGTCGGCCCGGTCGATCCGCGATTCCAGCTTCAAGCCCCAGGCGATGCCGGCCACTAGCATCACCAGCACGTAGAGGATCGACTGCACCTGCTGCCAGCTGTTTATGGTGAACCCTGGCGCGGCTTTCTCTTCTTCAATCAAGACATTCCCCCTTCTGTCGTAGCCGCTGCGTCGTTCGCCCGTCCGGCGCCGGTCGCGCCCATCCCAGTCATCCGTCATCGTCGTCGCTCCCGTCGTCCGGTGCGTTGTCGCAGGGCTTGTCCCGCGTCAGCATGCCGACCGCGCCGACTGCAAGTCCGGTCTGGGTGATAACTTGCAGCGCGCCTTCGTAGTCACCCTTGTGTATCCACAGCAGCGCAAGCGAGGCGCCTGCTGTCCAGATGATGCCCCGGATGGTGCTGGGTTCGGTCAGGTGTTCGATCAAGTGGTCGACGTTCATCAGAAGACTCCCGCGAATTTCCAGCCCTTGTTGACGCCTGGCACGGTGAACACCTCGGAAAGCTCCACGACCGTGCCATCATTGCGGATCAGCCTGGCGATCTGGATGCCGTCCGGGAACTGATCCATGTGCATCTGCCCGTTCCAATCGTTGGGAAACCCGCGATAGCTGAAATTGATCCCGCCGGAACTTTCCGGGTCGCCGGGCAGGATGACGCGCGGGACGTAGCACACGAACAGGGTGTTGCCGTAGGCGTCCGAGGCATACCACGACCTCGGGAAATACGCGCCCGCATACAGTCCCGAGTCCGTCGCGCCGGATCGGATCGGCATGGTGGTGCTGTACCCGTCCAGCACCATCGACCAGAGGTAGGAGTAGCCCGCCTTCAGGCCCAGTCCGAGCGTTTTGGACAGGTCGGTGACCGGCGGTAGATCCGGGTAGACCAGCGATCCGCTGCCGGACCAGATCACAGCATCGCTGCTGCATAGCTGATAGGTATGAGTCGCCGTGTAGGCGTAGTCGTGCCAGCCCGGCTCACCAACGACATGGTAGTCCGCCTTCAATCGCTCGAAGTAGATCTTGTCGTGCACGAAGTCGACACCCAACAGCAGCGCGACATCCTCGCTGGTGTCGGTCGTCGGAGCAGTGCCCCCGTCGCCTACGTATTGCGTCACCGTCTGGTATGTGACGGAGCCCTGCACCACTGCCCCTCCGATCTGGAAGGTGACGAGAGTGCTGCCCTCGTAGGCTTCCGTGTAGTTCCAACCGGCGCCGGTCCGGGAGGCTGTCCGGGTCTCAGAAAAAGCGACCGTCAGGCGTTTTTCGGTGTCGCGGTCGTAGGCAATCGCGTAGGTGATCGGCACCGTCTGAATCTCGCTTGATCCAGAATATCCGGGAGGAGGCAGCCCATCGCTTCCATCCCAAGGGTCCACGATCGATGCCAGCTCCGGCACAACATTGCGAGGCTCCGTAACGATCGCGCACGATTTGCCATCGGCTGCGATGTCCAGATGGATCACGCGCAAGTAGACCGGCTGCGTGCCAGGGTGGTCGATGTATGCACTGTCGAAGTCGGGTGGAAACCCGCCCGCAACGGCCGACATGCGTGTCCCCGATTCGTTGCTTTGGAAAAAGATTCTCGTCTGATACGGAAACGCCTGGTTGTCATCCGTCCTATTTGACGGGAAGTTCGGGTAGTTGATATCGATCAGTTGTGAGCAGGTGAACGATGAATACGGCGGGTCGGCCCACGCAAGCAGGTAGTGGTGATAGAAGATCGTGCCCTCAAACTGCTGCCGGCCGGCCACGAACAGCGCCACCATCCGCCGCACCGTCTCCGACCCTGCCGTCACATTCCGAATGGCAAGCCCGACCGCATGGCGCGCCGTGACCGGCGCATAGGTGTACCCGTCCGAGTGAGCGCCGACGTGATTCGGATCGGAGATCGTGTAATCCATCGCGGCGCCGTTCTTGTAGATCGGAGAGGCTTCGTTCATCCCGAACCGACGCGGATGTGTGAGCATCACGCTGGTATCGCCATCCATCGCGGCGATGCCTTCGGACTGCAGCGCCTTGTCGAATTGTCGGATGCGGTAGTTCGAGTGCCACGTCCCGAGCGGACCCAGGTAGTTGTTCGCAATCGAATAGACATCGAATCGAGCCGACGGCTTGAGCCGGCCGGACTGGTCGTAGCAGGAGGCATCGAGCGGACCAGTGACCGCCACTGCCCCGCCGAGGATGGTTGTATCACGGAGCACCAACTCCCGCCGCTGCTCGCCGTACAGGTACTTGCTTGTGCTGCCGGATGGCGCTATCAGCACCTGGAAGCCGAGCCCGCCCATTTCAGATGGCGCCGGCAGTTCCGAGGCCTTGATGAGTGACGCCGCCGTGACGCCCGGCTTGCCCCAGCCTTCGTTGGCGGTGAATGGATAGCCGAATCCGATCGGTGAACGCTCCGACGCGGGCGTGACGAAGATGCCGTGGCCCGCCTGGCACGCGCGCGGATGTGACTCGAACCCCACCACACGCGGCTTGGTCTGGTCGTGGTAGGCAAACTCCACGACGACCCGGTCGCCGGCCTCGAACGCGTCGCCGTTGCATTCCATGTAGACGATCGGCACGCCGGTCAGCTCGGTTTCGCGATTGATGTCGATCGCCTGCTGGCTGGAGAAGGCGGCATCGAGCATGACCGTGCAGGTATCGCCGGCCAACTCGGCGATCTCGCCGAGACGGTACATCGGTCGCCATTTCTGCCAGGCCGGCAGCACGGCGCGATTCCAGAAACTGGCCCAGGGTGAAGACGACGCCACCGGCTGCATGCGGCCGTCTGCCATGCGCGGATCGGGTGTCGCACCATCGGCCACGGCGGCATCCCGCGCGGCCTGTAGCGCGGCCCGTGCTGCGGTTGCCGTAGCGCGTGTCGTGACGATGCGTTGCTCGGCGGTTGTAACCGACGCCTCGGCGGTCGTCACCGTTGTTTCGGCAGCCTCCAGCAGTGCTTGCGCGGAGACGATCAGCGCCGGCAGTGCATCGGGATCGGCCTGCAGCAGCGCGAGCGTTGCAGCCGCCCCGTCTCGGCGCTGCTTGGCGGCATCGAGGTTGAGACGCGCGAGGTCCGCCAGCGATTGCGCCGACAGGCAACCGTCCTGTGCGGCCAGCACGGCATCGACCAACGCGGCGTGCTGCTCCTGCGCCTGCCAAACCGCGCGGCCTTCATACCCCGGCCGGATCAGCACCGGCACGCCGACCGTTTCGCCCGGGATCTCGACAGTGGCCACGGCACCCGTGAGGGTTTCGGTTAGATCCGCGCACCATGCTGACGTGTCAGCGGGCGTCTTGCGCTTGGCCTCCAGCCACTTGATATCATGCGCCATCGCCGCCAGCTTGAGTTGCAGCGCGGCCCGATCATCGCGCGCCTTGTACCAGGCAACCTTAAGCGGCTCCGCCCCATCCATCGCCGTGCGGATCTCGGCCAGTTTCTGGTCGCGATCGTTCCAGGTCTGCTGCGCGCCATTGACGACGCCGAGCTTGGCCTTTGTGGTCGCCTTCAGCGCCATCAGGTCGTTATAGGCAGCGGTGATGGCGGTGTTGGTGTTGAGCTCGTAGGCGGTCTTGGCCGTCTCGGTTTCATCGATCTGCAACTGGATCGCGGCCCGTTGCTCCGGGGTCGTCGCCTCGGCCAGTTGCGCCTTCAGATCCTCGATCGCCTGGTCGTAGACCGCCAGCTGCGCGGTCTGGTCGGCGACCATGCCGTTGATCGCGGTCTGCTGGTTCTGCTCCGCGGTGGTCGCGTCGTCCAGATCGTCCATCGCCGCCTGGAGCGCGAGCAGCAGCGCATTGTTCGCGGCCTGAGCCTCGCGGATGATCGTGTCGATGCCGGCCTGCGCGTCATCGAGCGCGGCGCGCGCGGTAGTTTCGGAGGTGATCGCCGCCTCAAGCCGCGGGGAATCGGTCGCGAGTTGCTCGGTGAGCCGCTGGATCTCCTCGTCCAGGTAGGTCTGGTCGGGATCCGGTGTGATCAGGTACTCGCCATCACCGAGGTGTGAGACAACCGTCGCGCGGCCCATCAGGTCGCCTCCGTCAGCTCCATGTAACCTTGACGCGATGAGACGACATGCACCAGGTCGCCGACCACCATCGTCTCGCCGTCATAGGTCGCGGTATCGCCGGGCCGGAGGGTGTTGTCGATGCTGGACCGGACCCGCCGCGAGCCGTTCGAGTTTGCCTTGTAGGACACGCCGGCCAGTGCCACGGTCTTCGGTGTGCTGTTGGTGGTCGTGCCGCCGGCTTGAAGTGAGGCCGTGGACGATCGGGATCCGGTGTCGATGTCGATCCGCGACAGCGTACCGCGGGCGATCTCGGAAACCTCGACCGTGCCGTCGGACCAGCGTAGACCGCGCTCGACAACCAGTTCGCCATTCGGCCGTGCGGCAATCTCGGCGGCGTAGGCGCGCGCGTTGGGAACCGACACCTGCAGGTAGCTGGTGTTTCCCGACCGCAGCCGGGAGGAGAAGGACCCCATCGGCAGCGTCAGGTCGGTCGTGCTGTCGGCCTCGCCGGTCAGCGTCAGCGTGTAGGTCGTCGCGCTGACGACGCGCGTCCAGACCGCCGTCGCTTGCAGCCTCCAGGCCTGCCGGAACGACAACTCATCGACGGCCTCGATCGCATCCAGCGCCCAGCCGAAGTCAGACGGCATGTCGGAGTAGTCGTAGATCGTCAGCGCCCAGGACTGGCTCGGCGACACATCCGCGAACGCTGGAACCTCCAGGCCGTAGGCAAAGTTGGCCGTGCGGTTGCCGAAGGTCGCGGCGGACTGAGCCCAGACGAACCCGGGCGACACATCGCGCACGGTGGTAGTCAGCAGCGCCCAGCGCATCGATGCCGACAGGTTCGCGGTCTGCAGCGCATCCAGCAGCCATTGCTGCGTCAGTGCGACATCGCCGATGGCCGGCGCCGAGAGTTCCCATGCCTGGCCGAACGCCAGGTTGTAGGTGACGGCGGTGACGAAGTCGAAATCGGCGGACGGCGTGTAGGTCGCCGAGGTGAAGTCGAGATCGACGGTCGGCGTGTACTCGGCCACGTCAGAGGCTCGGGATCAGCGGACCTTGCAGGATTGGCTGCACCATGCGGCCCTGGCAGGCCCAGGTCACGCCGCCGTCAGACGTGGTGTTGCCGGGCGTGGTGTCCCAGGTCGGTTCGGTCGTCGAGTGCGAGGTGCCGGCACCGGTGCATTTGAAGACATGCGGCGCGGCGACCGGATCAGGCGGGAACACGTAGGCGCCGGATGCGTAGGCGGTGTTGGCAGCCCACACCGTGCCGAGCTTCTGATACGCCGAGAGCATGACAGGCCCGGCATACCCGGACCCGGAGATCATGACCGGGATCTCGTAGGCGCCGCCAGTCGATGCCAGTTCGCCGGCTAGTGCTCCGGTGTCCAGCCGATGCGCGCGGACGACAAAGTCGGTGTGATCGGTGTCCTCGGTGATCGTGCCGGCTAGGTATCGATCGTATTCGGGATGCGCTGCGGTTGGTGGCGTGAACGTGTCGGTGTAACGTGCCACGCCGACCGTGATGCGGACGTCGTCCAGGTAGCCTTTGAATGCGTTCGCCCCGGTCGTTCCGGAACCGAGTACCAGCGCGGTGGTGGTGTGGGTGTAGCTGTAGGTCTTGGTCGCGTACTGCACGCCATCGACGTAGGCGGTGTACACGCCAGAGGCCCGGACCAGCGCGAAATGGTGCCAAGTGTCGTCCGTAACCCCAGTCGCCACGTAATCCAGCAAGTTGACGTAGGCCGATCCGTTGTGTCCCTGGATCAGGAAGGTCAAGGGGTTGTCGGTATTATTGGCGACGATGTAGAGACCGCCAGAGGTGGCGTCCGCGCCGATCGCCAGGATCCGCGCATACGCGCCACCATGCCCGCCATCGACCGGGAAAAACCAGAATTCGATGGTGAAGTCGCCCGTGCCGAGGTTGAAGTCGGAACTGGTGCACGACAGGTAGTCGCCCGTCCCGTCGAAATAAACCGACGCCGTCCCGTACTTCTTCTCGCCGGTCTTGGTGACGGTATTCCCGCCGCGGGTGAGCGTGTGCGCCTTCACGTCCGTGAAGGTCGTGCCATCGTTGGCCCCGTCGCAATGCAACAAGAGCTTGACGCTGGCGAAGCTCGGGTCGTTGGCGGCCATGGCCGGATCAGTATCCGGCGTTGATGGTCAGCGACGACAGGTCGCTGGCCGTGCTCGTCACCGTTGCCGCTGGCACCGTCCGACGCATCCAGACGGCAGCACTCTCACCGGCATCCAACTGCCCGATGCTCAACGCCGTGCCGATGGCGGCCGGAGCCGTGAACGTCAAGGCCGGACTCGGTGCGGTGGATTCGTCCGCGATGGTGTCCGCCACGCCCGTCGAGGCGCCGTCGCCGGTTCCGGCCAGGTCGAGCGCGATGGCCAGCGAGTCGGCCCCGGAGGCATCGGAGCCGATGTAGACCTTGATGCCGACGAACGGGTCGGTCGCGTGTCCGTTGTGTACGTACATCGCGCGGTACTCGGTGTCGCCGTCGTAGCTTTCGGCCTTGCCGATGTCGTCGAACAACTCGTTGGCCAACTGCGCGACGGTGATGGTGTCGGACTGGTTGCTGCCCGGGAGGCTGGCTGCGGTCACCGTCACAAATAAATAGCCGATGCTGCCGGGGATCGCGTAGCGTCCGTTGGCGCCGACCGCAGTGGCCGCGCCAGCCGTGCCGCCGTTGGGTGTCCAGGTGAGCGTCTGGCCGGATGCCGTGAACGCCAGAGTCCCGGCGCCATCGGCACTGCCGGGTGCATCGTCCACGACCACCCCGGTGATGTTGCTGATGCCGGTGCCGCTCTTGGAGTAGATCCGCTCCGACGACTTGATGCCGCCGAGGCTGGCATCGGGATCGGTGTTGCTGGCGCCACCGGAAAGCCGCAGTTCAAGGTAGGCGAGATTGTTGGCCATGATGGCGTCCTATGAAATCTGTTGTTGAACCAGGAACTGCAGGGTCGCACCCTGCGCCGTGGGCTGGTACTTGTCCGCCACGCCCAGAAAGCAGCCGTAGCGGGTCGAAATCGTCAGCAACGGGTAAATCTGTATCAGCCGAAGGATGCGCGCCTCAAAGTCGGCATCCGCCAGCTTGAACGCGACCTTGATGGTCGAATCGGATGCGGTGTACCCCAGATCCTCCAGCGTGGCGGCACCGTCCAGGGTTGCCGTGCGGCTGACCCGCCGTTGCGCGGCGGATAGTTCGGAGTCGGCGGTGGCCGGGATCAGCACATCACCATCGGGATCGAACACGGCGGCGCAGAGCGATACGGAAAACATCAGGACATCACCCCGAGCAGTAGTTCAAGGCCTTCGTCGGCCGCCTTCACCTGGATCGATCGCATGATCTCGTACCAGATTTGTTCCAGTGCCGGCTGCAGTCCATCCGCCTCGACGCGGATCAGCGCATCGCCACGATCGAGTGCGGACGCGCGCTTGGTCAGGTAGTCCACCTGCGCCTCGACCAGCTTCTTCTGCAGATCAAGCGCATCCTGCCGGCGTTTGTTTTCCAGGGAGATCTGCGCCTGGATATCGAACTTCTCGCCGAGCGTCTTGCCGTCCATCTGGCCGAACAGGTCGCCGATGAGGCTGCCGGTCGACTCGATGGTGGTGTTGATCGAATCGAACGAGGCCTCGACCATCGCCGTCTGCGCCTCCAGTTCGGCGACGTTGAGCGAGATGACCGCCTCGATAGTCTTGATACGCTCGTTACTGGCGATCTCTTCCATCTTGAGCGCCCAGTCCTGGGCGGCTTTCGCGGCCTTGTCGATCTGGTCTTGCTGCTCCTTCATCGACTCGGTCACCGCGCCGCCGGCATCCTTCGCCGCCGCGCCGACCTGCTTGTACGAGACCTGGCCCAGCTCGTCCATCACGATCTTGTAGCCGCGCGCCTTGTCCTCGGCGCTGGCCCATTCAGGTGCGATCAGGTCCGCGGATCCGGTGAGCGCTTCGGTCGCCACCTTGGCCTCGGTCAGATTCACGCCCAGCCGCTTCGCCGCTTCGGCGACGAAATCGACATCACCCAGGTCGATCGGCTCGAATCCCTTCGAGGCGGTCGCCGCTTCGGTGATCGGGGTCTTCAATTCCTCGGCGCCCTTGGCCGCATCGCTGGCGCTGTCACCGACGAAGCCGAGGCCGGCGCCGATCTGGTTGATGCCGGCCACGAACTCGCCGTTGTTCTTCTCCCAGTTCGCCGACACGCCGTCGAGTACGTAGCCCAACTCCTTGGACATGTCCTTCCAGGGATCGCCGAGCACGTCAGGCGTGATGCCCTCCATCACGTCGACAAAGTCCTTGGCGAAGCTGACCAACGTGCCAACGACCGTATCGAACGCGACCTGAAAGCCGTTGACGATGGCCTTTGACAGCCCGATGACCACGTCCGCGATGCCGCTGATGTCGGCGCCGAGCTCCACGATGATGGCGTTGACGGTGGCGATGCCTGCACCGAAGCTGGACAGCATCTCCATCGCGCCCAGGAACTTGCCGAAAGACACCGATGACTCTTCGCCGAGCTTGCCGGCGTTCTCCGCAAGGCCGCCCAGCACATCGAAGAACGGGCCGAACTGGGTCGCGATCCCGCGCGTCACGTCGACCAGGCCGGTGATGATGTTGACGACCTTCTGCAGCGCTTCCGATAAGCCTTCGGGCGTCGAGAGATCAACCTCGCCGAACATCTTCTCGAACAGGTCGCCGACGGTCGTGCCCAGATCCTCCAGGCTCCGAACCAAGTCGGAAAAATCCAGCGACTCCAGCGCCTCGGGCAGGTTTTTCCCGATCGCGTTGAGGGTGTCCGCGGCTTGTTGGCCGAATCGCTCCAGCAGGTTGATGATCGGGTCGAATGCGCCAGCATCCAGGCCGGTGCCCAAGCCCTTGAAGATGCCGGCGATGGCGTCGGCCACACCGCCGAACTCATCCATCAGCGGCTTGCCCATCTTGATCAGCGCAACGTCCGCCGCGTTGGCCATCTTCTGCATGCTGAGCGAGTAATTCTCGGCCATCGCGGCAAATGCTTTCTCAGTCGCGCCGGTCGAGTTGGCCATGTCGGCGATTGCGCCGGAGAACTTTCCGGCCCCATCTTGGCCGAGCGCCATCACGGAATTGAGCGCCTCGACGCTGCCGAAGAACTGCGCCATCTGGTCGACGTTGCCGCCGGTCGCCGCCATCAGCTGCTTGAGCATGCCGTCCAGGCCTTCAGACTTCAGCGCAGCCACGCCGAAGTTGACGCCGAGCGCGGCCGCGGCTTTTTCCGCCTCGCTGGTCGGCTGGATGATGTTCGACAGCGCGGACTTGATGCCGGTGATGGCTTCCGAGGTGCCGACACCAGAGGCGGTCAGCGTCGAGATTGCGGCGCCGAGGGTGCCGAACGGCACGCCGGCTGTCGCGGCAATGGACGTGACCTGGCCGAGCGATGCGGACAATTCCGGCAGCGTCGTTTGGCCACCCTTCACGGTCGCGAACAGGATGTCGGAAAACTTGCCGGCGTCGGAGGTTGCGGCGCCGTAGGCGTTGAGCGATCCGGTCAGGACTTTCGTGACTTCGCCCAGTTCCGCGCGGCCGGCGACCGAGAGCTTCTCGGATTCGGCGACCAGGCCGAGCGCGTCGTCGTATTTGACGCCCGCCGAAATGGCCGAGTAGACGGCGTTGTTGACAGACTCGAGCGATTGGGTCGAGCTTTCGCCGTATTCCAGCACGCCAGCGGAGAAGCCGGCCATCTGCTCTGTCGTGCCACCGAACAGGGTGCCGATCTCGGCAATCTGGTCGCCGAACTTGCCGGCCTTGTCGACGGCCACGCCCACCAGCGCAGCGCCGACAGCGAGGAGCGCCGCCTCGGTTTTCAGCAAGCCCGAGGCGAACTCAGCGAACGGCTGCGCCATGCCGCGCGCCTTCTGATCCAGTTCGCCAAACTGGCTTGAGATCGAACTGATCTGCTTGGACGCGTTGTCGACCGCGTCAAAGATGATCTCGACGGCGAGTTTCTGGTCAGCCATCGTCAGGCCTTCGTCAGCTCTTCATCGGAGCCCATCGAGTCGACCTCGTAGTGAATGTCGAACTCCAACAACCGGGCGTCCGCCGTGTAGGTGTCCGTCCCGTCGCCGCCGATGCGGGAGAGTTTCCAGTGAATCATGCAGCTCACCGTCTTGTCAGTCATCGTGATCTCGGCGAGCTGATGAATCTGATGCTTCCCTGACACCCCATCCGCGGCGTCCAGTGTGTTCGCCGTCGTCCAGCCGGCCGAGAAGTCGAACGTCTCGCCGATGTTCTTCACCTGGTAGTCGAGCCGCCAGTAGACGTTCCCGGTGTTGGTGCTGGTCGGTGTCCAGTGAAGATGCGCGCGAATCGCGGATCCTTGCTTCCAGGCATGCGGCAGCTGAGCGACACCCATGCACACTTCCGTGGCGCTCGCGTCGAACAGAAGACAGCCGGTGGCGGGCTCGATGTCCGCATCGTCGACGTTTCCCGGTGGGTTGATGGCCTGTGCGGGGAAGCGCAGATCCTCCCACACGGTATTCGCGCCAGTCAGGACCGGAGGCGCGCCGATCGCCAGATACGCCGAATCGTGGTCGTGATCGATCGCCGCATACGCTGCATCGTGGTCGTGGTCAGCGTCGGCCTTTCCGTCCAGCAGCGAGGTGATTGGCACCGCCCCGCCATTCAACCGCACCGATCCGGTGCTCGACGGGTTGGCGGCAGCAGCGGCAGCCGCACCGATCAGGGTGTTCGCCGTCGAGACGGTGGTACATTTCTTGGCGCTATTGTCCCAGTAGATCGCCGCGCCCTCGGCCCAGGCCTGCGCGGATGCCTTTGCCAACTCGAACACGCCGGACAGGTCGAACGTGCCACGCGCACCGAGGGCGAACGTGCCGGTCGACACACCGAAGGACGCCCCAACCAGCGCGCCATCGCCTGGCGTGACGGCATACGGTGCGGTGAATGCGAGGATATTGCCGGTCTGCGTTTCCATTATTTGAGTGCCGCCTTGAATGCCGAGTCGAGAAGCCAACCGAACGCCCACCAGGGTCTCCGGCGGATGACGATGGTCAGCAGCAACGACTTGTCGATCCACGCGCCGCCTTCCATCTTGCCGCTGAATGTCCAGGACTGCGGTGACGGTCCATCCTGCACCAGCACCCCGAGCGGCTTGCCTAACACCTGGATCTCGCGGGTGTTGGATTCGTGCTGGAACCTAGCGTATTGGTCGGGAGTCAACTGATACTTGAAGGTGGTCATAGACCCAGAATCCTCCGCTTGATGAGGTGCATCCATCGCGCTGCACCGACCATTGCACAGGCGATACCGACGAGGGCCCAGGCCATGGCGGTCACAGCGGCACCAGTCCATTGGCGGTCAGCACCTCACCCACATGCTGCGCTGGATCTGCGCCATCGCGACACGAGACGATAAGACGCAAGAGTGCGGTGAAGTATTGCTCAACAGTAAGTCCTGCGGCTTCGTAGTCCGCTGCCGGTGGCGTGCCTTCGCCCAAGCATTTAACCATCGCGTCGAAGACTTCATTGGCCCATGTGTGGCAGTAATAGTGCGTGATGGTCGTGCCGTCGCTCGATGCAGGAACGGTAAACTCGTTGTTGGAATACCCGAGCGCGAGGCCGACTTTGTTGGCGGCTTCCAGTTGGTCGGCGGGGGTAACTAGAACGGCAGAGTAGGTGTATGCCATGACTATCTCCCCGCCTTCTTGTCGAGATACTTGTTCACTTTGGCCGCGTTCGACGTTGGCGTCTTGAATATCACTCTGCCGTAATCACCGGTTGGTCGCTGCGGCGTGGTGTAACTGGTCGCACCGTTGAGCGTGATGCCGGTCGTTTCTGTGGTTGTTGTCTGGTCGGCAACATACTGCGCGGCAGTCGTGGTGAAGTTCGCGGGCCAGGTGACGGCTAATGCGTCATCCGTCGTGTCCCGATCCAGATACCACCGACCGTTGCCGTCGAGTCTCAGGACCGGGCGCGCGGCGTCTGATGGTGAGGTAGCGTGGTAGCCGGGGATTTCGCGAACGGAGAAATTATCAACCGTACCAGCAAAACCGGATGAGTTAGATCGAAATCCAAAGTCGCTTGCGCCAGTCGATGTTGCAACTACAATCGTTTGTCGATATCCAGTTGATGCAGACTGAGCCGCAACGATATCCGTACCGTCTGCCAACAGTCTTACCATGCCTGATGTGCAAGTCAGCACTGATCCAGATACCAGATACCGCTTGCCAGTTGTTATCGAAATGCTTTGAGCAAGGCTCGCGGCAGACGCATTTGAGCAGTTGCCAACACCGTCTATGGTCCATCCGGTTCCTTTGGTCCACCCGGTATCTGTTGCTAACGTCCCATTCGTCACCAACTCTGGACCCATCGCATACCCTTCGCTGCCATCCAGCAACACACCAACCGGATCATCCGGCCCATACGTCGCCACGGTCCCGGCGCGGTCGCTGTAGAGTGAGATCGGGTAGCCTGCGGCGATGGCGAGGGAGGTGTAGGTTGCGGCCCATGATGCTCCGACTTCTTGATAAGGCGTCGCCGCGCTGCCTACTTCAACCTGCGCCAGCGTTACGGTTCCCGTGACCGTACAGACGAGATTGCCAGCCGCAGGGGTGAATGTCGCGGTTACCCGGTCGCTTGCTCCTGTGCCGACGAGAGAACCGCTGTAGGCGGTCGAGAAAGTAATCGTCCCGGTCCCTGTAAAGCTCACGGTCATGGGATTCGCCGTGACTGCTGTCACCGTCTGCGTCGAGAGCGTTGCGGTATTGAGCAACCGATTACGCCTCAGCCACGGCTTAGGATTCGTCGCGGCGTGGGCGTATTGCTCTGTCGTCCAGTCGGTGATTTTTTGGTAGCCGCGATCAAGCACAGACGATTTGCAGAGCATGCCGAACGTGACCGTTCCGCTCACTGTCAAGGTCAACGTGCCGGCCGTCGGAGTGAATACCAACGAAACCCGATCATTCGCGCCCGTACCGGATAAAGTACCGCTACCAGTACCTGATAGCGTTACCGATCCGGTTCCTTGGATATGGAGCGTGTGGCTTTCCGCTGTCACCGTCACATTCTGCGTGGCAAGAGTATCGGTCGCGATCAGAAGATTCCGCCTCGGTAAATGATCCGCCCCGCCCCAGATGGCGGACGGGTCTTGGATCAGGACGCAGGATGGATCTTTCTGCAGCGTCTTGAGGCTGAACGGTGGCTTGATTCTTCTAAAAAGTGCCATCTCGGTTCACCGGATCAATACTGCTCGACGTCGAGGAACAGGTAGAGCTTCTGCCCCGATGCCGGCGCCGCGCCGACGGTCGTGAGTTCGGCGAGGCCATAGAGATTCTTCGACGCCGCCGCACACTTGAATTTGAGCGGCATGTCGACCCATAGCGATGCGCTACTGTCGGAGCCGGTGCCTTCGGTTGCCAATGCCGGAAAGTCGATGAATCCGATGCGCTTCGCCGCGTTGGCATACAGCAGCGCCATCGGCGAGTCGTCGGCAATAGCAGTCGGTGCGGTGTGGTAGAGGTGCAGCCGGATCACGGCCCCGAGCATGGCGGTGACGCTGTTGGTGAATAGCCGTGCCTTGACGATGTAGCCGCAGCCACCGTTGACGCGTGCGCAGCCGGCGAAGGTGATGACCGCTGCCGGGTCTGCGGAGATCACATCCCGCGCGGTGTAGGTCGGCGTCGTCGCCGGCCGGGTGATCTCGACCGCAATCTCGGCGGTCGTCAGGCCGACACGGCCGATGTAGTTCTCGCCGGCTGCCGTCGCCGGCAGGCTCAGCACGTCGACGTTGCCGACGTTGATGTCGCCGGCCGCGAGAGAGACCGGGATCGGGTCCGCCGATGAGGCGGGAACCCACGAACCGGATTTTAGGAAGTGGATCAGCGCACTCATCGTGTTCTCCTATTTTGAGAGCGTGTCGATGTAACGCCCCCAGACTGCGGTTTCTAAGTCACTCAGGAACCCATAAGGGAACCATTGCGGGATCAATTCGTAGAGGCAGCGGCCTTGCTTCCAGCCGAGGCTGCAGGCTGCTTTGACGGTCGGCTCGCCCCAGAGCCGGTCGACTCCCCCAACCGGGCGCCCTCCCCGGTCAGGCGGGTAATCTCGTTGGTCAGCTGGTAGAACTCGATCGGCAGCGCCTTGCACAGCTTCAGCGCGCTTTCCCTGTCGAGTTTTGGCTCGACCGACCCGATCACCAGCATCTCCACCCGTTTGGCGATCTCGTCCGGCACGCGGTCGCCGATGCCCATCGCCTCGCGAATCGCGGTGACCTTGTCGGCGGAATCGCCGGCCAGGATCTGCCCGGCCAGCTCGGCGATGTCGCGGTTCGTTCGGACGGCATCATGACAGCGCGACAGCTCGACGCCCTCCAGGCCACGGACCTCGAACTCAGGCTTCTCGCCCTCCTCGAAAAAGCCCGCGAGAGCAGGTAAGGAAACCCTCGCGGTTCTAGGGGACAAGGACAGCCTGGAAAATTTGGCTGCGTCGAACGCCATGGGATTAGCCCGTATAGTCCACCGTCACATGCTCCCCGGTGACCGTGCAGGAGGCCTGCACTTGCTGCGTTTTTGGGAACGTCCGGGTGATGCCCAGGATGCCTTGAGTCAGCGAGTACGGCGTGCGGTTCCGGTCCTGCTTGAACCGGATCAGGATGTTGTTGCCGGCCTGCGCCAGCAGCGAGTCGGTGTGACCGTCCTCGAGCATCGCGGTGAAGCCGCCTTGGCCGAGGCTGGACGAAGACCCGCCGATCACGCCGCCGTAGTATTCCTGAGAGGTGACGCTGTAGCTCGACTCGATCGGCTTGAAGTCGATCGCCTTGGCCACGACCTGAAAGATCGGCGTGTAGTACGAGGCATAGACCGCCTTGGTGACGGGTCCGGTGTGGATCAGCGGCAACTCGGCGCTGAACTCGATCGCGCCGTCGAAGGCGTCGATCGTCCACGCCGGGTAGTCGTAGCGCTCGCAGTGCTGGCCAATCACGTCGAAGATCTCGTCCGACGAGATGGCCGCGGCGGCCGTGCTGGTGAGTCGCACCTGCGCGAGTTCGATCGACCCGGTCGGGATCAGCGGTGGCCCGCCGTTCGCGCCGCGAGTCTCGGAAAACGCCGCGCCATCCGCGCCCGCGACGGCAGCGACTGCGCCCGCGTTGGTGACGGTGATGCTGGTGATCCGGTGGGTGTCGGCATCGGCGCCGCGCGAGCACGAAACATCGGTGTCCTCGGCGACGGTGGTCAGCACGCCGGCGAGGTAGCAGGTCAGCGCGGAAACATCGACCAGGTCGTTGGTGCCGGAAACAGCAGGCGCCACGGCGCCGCCGGTTGCCAGCCCATTCGGCCGGATAGTCGGGGTGAACCCGCTGGCTTGCGACCAAGGCGCGGACGCGCCTTCGTAGACGGTATGGTCGCCGCTGTCGGTGAGTGCGGCGAGGTTGACCAGCACCTGGCCGGCCTCGAATTCTATTTGTGCGTTGCTGCTGATTGCCATCGCTATACCCTCAATGTGATGCTGCTACTCAGGCAGCGCAAAGTTGACCGAGAAACTCAATTCAAACGCCGCGAAACCTGCATTGCTGATCGGCTCGGCGTAGCCGCCAAACACCATCGGCTCGTAGAGTTCGCCGGGTGACCAACCCTCCAGAGCGGTGACGATCTGGTACATGTAGCCGCCCGCCAGTTGCGCCGCGGAACTATCGCCGCGCGCCGTCAGCCAGTGCTTGACCGCAACAATCACGATCCACGCCTGCACGATGCCGGCGACCCCGTACCCGCTGCCGTCTCCGACCGATCCAGGTCCAGGCTCGACAAACGCGGCCGGCAGTAGATCGGTGATGTCCTTCGACCCGGCGATCAGCGACGAGGACGCGACGGTCGTCAGCGTCGGCACCTGATCCTGAATGCGCGCGATGATCGATCGCTCGGCGCCGAAGAAATTCGTGTGCCCCACTTCCAGTTCCCAGAGTTCGCTAAGCGTGAGCGAGCCACTAGCCATTGGCCTTGCTCATCTCGTACTTGAGCTCCTGATCGATCAGCGTGCCGAGCCGGTCCAGCGTCTCGGTGGCAACGGCGTCAGCGATCTCGGTGCCATACGGGAACATCACCACCTGCTCGACCAGTGCCAGCCGGCCCGAGGCGGTGCGCGTGGTGCCCCGCTTGAAAATTCCGCGGTGACCGCTCGCAAACTGCGCGATGAACGCGCCCGCCCAGTAGTATTCGCGCGCCCAGGCGCCGGACTCGTCCGCCTTAAGGTTGCCGATGTAGGCGGCCTTCAGCGGGTTGTAACCGAGCCAAACCTTGTAGGCGCCCGGACCGTCGTCGGAGAGGTAGGTCCGCACGCGCCCGACCTTCCGGCCTCGCTCTTCATGCGATCGCAGGATGTTCTGCGGGATGCCGGACTTCGCGGACAGATGCTTCGCGAACCGTCCCTCGGCATAGGTCGCGGCCTTGCGGTTGGCCCGCTTGGCGGCCCGCATCGCCTGCAGCGGCATCTCGGCCAGCGCAGCGCGCAGCTTTTCGAGTCCGTTGACATCGATGGTCGCGGCGACAGCCATCAGGTGGCCCTCAGCGTCACGTTGGTCATGCCGCCATCATCGACGGCGATGTCGGCGATGTAGAAATCCCGGTCTCCGATCGAAACCAGATCACCCTCGGCCGCGCCGGTATCCGCGAACTCGTCGGATAGGAACAGCACCGAGTGGTCCGGCCGCTGGTAGGACGTGCCCTGGTCGATGCCGGAAGCGAACGGCGCCGTGTAGACCCCGGTCAGCACCGTTTCGACGCCGCCAACCGACACCGTCACCGTGCGGCCCATGGTGGACAGCACGGAGGCGTTGCAGGCGGCGGCGGCGAGATCGAACATGTCAGAACACGCCGTTCAGTCGGACCCGGCCGGTGGTATCACCCGCACCACCGGCAACCGTCGCAACGTTGACGCCGATCAGCAAGTTCGCACCGGACGTGGTCGTGCAGGCCTTGGCCGAGTCGTCCCAGTAGATCGGAAGACCGACGGTCGCCCAGGCTTCGGACCCGGCCTTGGTGAGATCCCAGGTGCCTTCGGTGGCGAACGATGCCGTCGCCGCGCTGGTCACATCGACCAATGCCACGCCGAAGATCGAGCCGACCTTGGCGCCCTGGCCGGCGGTGCGGGTGTATGGCGCAACGAGCGGCAACACTTCGCCTTCTTGAACGTAATTCGTGGCCATCAGATTTGCTTCCTCTTGAGCTTGACCGGGATCGTGTCGGCCTGGCCGGCTGCAACCGTGCCCAGTGCCACGCCGAATCCCAGATCGGTGGATGTTTTGGTGAGGGTTGACGCCGCACTGCCGCCGGACATGGTCGTGGCGCCCCAGGCGAGGTGCGACGAGGTTTCGGTGGTGGCGATATCGTTGCCGGCCTGGCCTGCGGTCAGCGCCTGCACTACCTGCGTAGTGTTGGCGTTGGTCGTGGCCTCGACGGTCGGGTGCGCCACGGTGCCGGTGCCGTAAGTGCTGCCGGCGCCGCCTTCGGTGGCGTTGATGGCCAGCTTCAGATTGTCCAGCGCAACCGCAGCCGACACGCCGATCAGCACCTCGTAGGGCACCGCCGCCGGGCTGGTGGTCAGCGCCGTCTTGTAGGTGTAGACGGTCGTTCCGATCGTCACGGTGTCGCCATCGGAGGGTGCCGTCGCATCGGAGGTGATGGTGCCGGTGGCCTTGGTTTCAGTGCCCTGAAAGTAGAGCTTGTCGCCGACCGCGATGGCGCTGTCCGCCGTTGCGGTGGTCGCCGTCACAGCCAGTTCCCAGACGCCTTCGGTCGCCACGCGGACGGTGTCGGTGTCCGCATCGGCCGAGTCAAGAGCAACCCCGACCAGCGATCCGACGAAGACCGGGTCGCCGGATTCGACCAGATTGCCAGTGCGCGCCGGGTGAGTGAGTGCCGATTCCAGAAGGCTCAGCACCTCGCCTTCGTAAACTTGATTGGTCGCCATGGTTGTTCCTCTGTGTCAGGTTAAGCCGGGGCGGGTGCCCCGGCCTTGAACCATGGTTATGCGCCGTCGTTGAAGTAGGCGCCGCGGTAGTCGATGACGCCCACGCCGAATGGCAGCTCGACCGACCACGACAGACCCTTCGTGCGGAAGTTCTCTTCCTGCGCGATCCGTGGCGTCTGGTTGCCGTCGAGGAACACGACCTCGATGACGGGCGCGTCGGCCGGATTGGCGAACAGGTAAAAGCCAACCGGAACCCGCGGCGTATCGACAATCGTCCCGACCAGGCCGTTGACCATGTTCGGCCGCTGCAGCTTGCTCGCCGTGTCGGGGTCATAGACCGCGTTGACGACGACGCGAGCGGAACCGCCCTCGGCGATCGTGGTGACCAGCACTGCCGGCCGGATGTTGAGGTAATCGTTCCCGTCCACATCCATCTGCGAAGCCATGGCCACGCGGCCAGCTTCCAGGGTTGCCACGCTGATGGCGCCACCGGACCCTTGCAGGTTGGCATGTGCCGCCGAGAACAGCGCTTCGCCATCACCCATCGTCGGATTGGCGACGATCTTGGCGAACACGGCCGCTTCGACCGTGCGTGCTGCGGCTCGGCCCAGCGCGGAGGTTTGCGATGCGATGTAGTCCAGGTCGTCGTTGACGATCGTCTCGGGAGTGACCGAGATGATGTTGCCGTAGCGGGCCGCCTGCACCGACTCGGCCACCGCATCACCGATGGTCTTGTTGGTCAGTTCGCCGCCTTCCAGCACGACGTCGAGGTTGCCGATGGTGCCGGTACGCAGCCGCTTCCACGCGCGGAAGTCGGACACGCTGCCGACCTTGGCAATGGCACGCCATTGATCAGGTGCTGCCGCGTAGGATGCGAGCAACATCTTGTGCATGGTGTTTTCGAGCAGCACCGGGAAGTCGCTGGTCGTCTGCTGGCGCAGGATCGTCTGCGCCATCTGGTCATACGACATGCCGACGGTGCGGACCCCGGAGCGCTCCAGGCTCATGCGGACGAGATCGGTCAGGCGCAAGCCGCGGTACTCGTTGTTGGTCAGGTCGTCCTTGCAGAATCCGGCGCGATACAACATCGCCTGCTCGGCGCCACGCAGCGCCTTGTCTTCCGCCGCCATTCCGGATTCGACACGCGACGGGGTCGCGGTCTTGTCGACGGATGCGGACCAGGCGCGGATCACGTCGGCCCGGCATTCGTCCAGCGCCTTTCCGGATGCGATCAGCTTGTCGGCCATCGACTGATCCAGCCGCGCCGTGCGGACAGCATCCAGGATGCCGGCGACCCGAGTGCGCTCGATTTTCAGCGCGCGTGCGCTGATGGCGGATTCGTCAGCCGGTGCTTCGGTGGGCTCTTCGATCGGGGTTTCCGGCGCGTCTTCCACCGGGGATTTTTCGTTGGGGTCGGACATGGCCGGGTTCCTCAAAGTGATAGTGACAGGGTGCAACTCTTGCGAGCCGCGGACTTGCGCGGACGCATCCGCAGGGACGGTAACGATGGAGACTTCCATCGGTTCCCAGTCGGTGGCGCGATACAACGGCATGCCGCCGCGCTCCGTGGGTTTTTCAACTTCGTATTCGTGGACCTGATAACCGACCGAAATATTCCTGAGAATACCTGCCTTCACGTCGGCCAGGATCGGTTCGACATCGGCGCGCTCCGAAAAGCGCACGATGGCGCGGCCCTTGCCGTCATCCAGCCAGGCGCGTTCGACCACGCCGATGACGCCGGACAGGTCGGACGCGTTGTGGTTACCCAGCAGCGGCGCCCCGGTGTTGAGGCGGTCCATGCGGACATGGGCCGGGTCCATGCTCAGCTCTTCCAGGTACGGACCATCGAGCCAGTCGAACCGGCGGACGGTCGCGCCCGTGCTCCAGGTCAGTTCGACCGTTCGGCGCTCGGCGTCGAAGGTCTTCGGCTGCAGCGCGGCCCGGGTCGAGAGCATCGGCAGTTGATTGCGATCAGGCATTGTTGGCTCCG